CAACGATGCTCTAAAGGGGGCCCGTTCGGCGCGAGATCGCCTCGGCAGGACCTGATCGGCGTCGGCAGCCGGCCTCATGGCCGGCATGTAATCCCCGAGCGGCAAAGGATGGCGGAGTAGCTCAGTTGGTTAGAGCAGCGGAATCATAATCCGCGTGTCGGGGGTTCGAGTCCCTCCTCCGCTACCACCTAAAAATCCCAATATATCAATCGCTTACGATGTCGCGGTGGCCCACCAAGGGCCTATTTGATTGTCGCATATTGTCGCAGAAAATATCTCATGTTTTCAAATGCTGGCGCGTGCTAGCGTTTTCTCGGTGCGACAAAAGTGCGACAAAACCGGGTGCCCCGATGCATCGGCCGCGAAGGAGCTTGGCGGACCTCGAGCGCGAGCTTCACGCCCAGGAACAGCAACGACGAATCGATGAGGGCCGGGCTCTCCTTGAGCACGCCAGCAGGCGCCCAACCGAGACGCACAAGGCGCCGGATGATCCGATCAAGACATCAGGGCACGAGCCGCCAACCTGGAAGGCATTGTGCGACGCCATGGACGCGGTCGCCCGTACATACTCCCGAGACGCTCGGCCGGCGGAGAAGGCGATCTGGAAGGCACTGCAGGATCGTCTCGGGTCGAGTGTGACGCGGCAGCGGGCCAGAGAAGTGCTGATCGACCGTGCCAAGCATCTGAAGGGCAAGCCCGGATACCGCAGTAAAAGCTAAGCCATTAAAATCGTTCAAATAACCAAATAGCCAAATCGCCGGCGAATTGGCGAATTGGCGATTGTGGCGTCATCCTCCAATCATCGAATAGCTCCGTCCATGACTGGCAAGGAACCATGATCATGGCGGACAACATATCGGCTGCCGTCCGTAAGCCTGACGACGAGGAATCGGATCTGATCTGGGGCGCGCGCAACATCGGCCGCGAGCTCAATCGGACGGAACATCAAGTCTACCATCTGCTCGCCATTGGCGCCCTCGATGGCGTAGCCGCGAAATTGTCACACAAGATGATCGTCGCCAGTCGCCGCGGTCTACGCAACCTGCCCTTCCGCAAGAGCAAGTGAAGCCCGGCACTTCGCGGCGGTGCCGCTGTCGGCCGCCCGGAAGCTTTGCGTCAGGCGGCAAATAAAAGGCCGGCCCCTCACCCATCACGGAAAGGGCCGGCCAAAAGCCCCGGTTTCGAAAGGGGAAACCTATGGACGGCAACCAGCATGTAAATATCCGCTTCGTGACGGTCAAGGAGGCACGGGGGGCACCGTCATGGGCCTGAGCCTTCTCACCGCCCCCGAACGGCTCAGCGAGCCGCGCGGACCGAAAATCCTGATCACTGGCGTGCCCGGCGTCGGTAAGACCTATCTCTTGCGCAGCATAAGCCCGCTTGCCTTAACCCTGTTTGTCGACGCCGAGGCGGGCGATCTCCCCGTCGCCGATCTTTCGGTCGCGAGCGTTCGTCCGCAGACCTGGAACGATTGCCGTGACATCGCCTGCGCCATCGGCGGGCCCAATCCGGCTCTCCCGTCCACCGCGGCATACTCGGAAGCTCACCATCAGGCTGTCACCGCCAATCCCGTCCTGGCGGGTCTCGCCAGATACACAATTCTGTTCGTCGACAGCCTAACCGAAATCTCGCGCCAGTGTCGCATATGGGCCGAGCGGCAGCCTGAAAGCTTCACCGAGCGCGGCAAGAAAGACCTTCGCGGAGTCTATGGGCTGGTCGCGCGCGAGATGATCGGCTGGCTCCAGCAAATCCAGCATGCCCGCCAGCGAACCGTCATCCTCATCGCCATCCTGGAAAGGGTCACGGACGATTTCGGCGTCTCGAGTTGGGGCATTCAGCTCGAAGGACAGCGGACGGCGCGTGAACTTCCCGGCATCATCGACGAGATCATCACCCTGCAATTCATCGATTTCGGTGACGGCAAGCCGGTCCGCGCTTTCGTGTGCGCAAGTCCGAATTCGTGGAGCCTCCCGGCCAAGGACCGTTCAGGCCGGCTCACAGAAATCGAAGAGCCGCATCTCGGAAAACTCTTAGCGAAACTGACCCCTCCCCGAAGCTCTGACCAAGGAGAACCCTCATGAGTGGCGCCGTCGATTTTTCTGACTACACCGACCTCATTCCCTCAGGGACGATCGCTGTCGTGCAGATGCATGTCCGTTTCACCGCGGATGGAACGGACGGCATCATGAAGCGCACCAAGGACGGAACAGGCGAGGGTCTGGACGTCGAATACACGCTCGTCGATGGACAGCACGCCAAGCGAAAGTTTTTCGCCTTCATGCTCATCGTCGGAACGAGCGACGGCCAGAAACAGATGGCCGACCGCAACAAGGCGGCTCTCAAGCAGATCATCGACTCGGCGAGGTTCCTCGATCCGGCCGACAAGAGCCCTGAGATGCGTGCCAAGCGCACCCTGACCTGGCGCGATTTCGACGGCCTGCGCTTTCTGGCGGAGATCGGCATCGAGACGGGCAAGAACGGCTTTCCCGATAAGAACATCATCGCTCGCGTCATCACCAAGGACCGTCCGGAATGGAACAATCGCGCGCCAATCGACCAAGTGTCGCCTGACTGGGGTCGAAGCGCCGGTCCCGCGCCTGCCGGTCCCGCATCGGCACCCCCTCCCATCACCAAGCCGAGTTGGGCGCAGTGATGCGCAAGGCCAAGATCGCCGCAATCTCCGCCGCCCCTGACAAATGGATTCAGCGGGCGACCGCCGCGGCCGTCGCCGCCGCCCAGGACATCATCGGCGACATGAGCCTGATCCGACCGAGCGTGCCGATCGGCCGGATCACAAGCCAGGAATGGGGCTGGATCTGCATGAGCGCGATATCGGCCTGGATCGCGGTGCGATCCAGGCAGGCGGCAGAGGAAGGCTGGAATACCGAGCACGCCATTCGCACGACCGGACTGGCGCCCGACCCTTGGGATGCGGGCGCGATCGCCTCGATACTGCCGACGCTCGCGGAAGCATGCTCTGACCATCTCGATTGGGCGCAGCCGATCGGCACGTGGTCGAAGGACGAGATTACCGAATTTCTCTTGGTCGCGTTCGGACTGATTCAAGGCGCGCTCGCCGCGCGTGACGCCACGGAGAAGCAAGTCGCCGGCAAGACCGGCGCCAATGTCACCACCGAGCTCAACGACGACTGCCCCTTTTAGAGGGAGCCGATCAACCTCATGGCCGCCATCGATTTCAGTGACGCCGACGAACATGATCGCCTACAGCGTGAGCCGTTCAACGTCGAGATCAACGCGGCGATCGAACGCGCGATTGCATCGGCTGACCGCGACGCGCGCGGCTACCTGGGCGCATCGAGCGCCGGCAACGAATGCATGCGCCGGGTTCAATACGATTGGGTATGCACGCCGACAACGGACGCCCAAAAGGAGCTGATCTTCGGCCGCGGACACGCTGCGGAAGCGATGGTGCGCGCACAGCTGCAGCGCGCCGGCTTCAGCTTCGCGCCCCCCGAGACACTTGCCTTCGTCGCCCTCGAATACCTCGCCGGCCATAGCGACGGCATCATCACCGAAGCGCCGGTCCTGCCAGGTGTCGATCTGCCGGTCCCGGCGCTATGGGAATGCAAGTGCATGGGCCAGAAGAACTTCAGGGCCATCGCTCGCGACGGCCTGGCTAAGGCCTTCCCGCAATATGCGACGCAGCTCGCGCTCTACCAGTATTTCCTGAAGAAACCCAATCCGGCCCTGTATTCGGTCGTCAACGCCAACACCTGCGAAGTCCTGCATTTTTCTGTGCCCTTCGACGTCACAAGAACCGAGACGGCGATCGAACGCATCAAGAAGGTGATCGAGGCAACCAAAGCCGGAATCCTTCTGCCGCGCGCCTATCGCGATCCGTCCGACTGGCGTTGCCGGCGCAGCTGCGGACACACATCCCGCTGCTGGGGATGGCCATGAGCGCAGCCATGGAGAAAAGCTACGAAAGCAAGATCGCCGACCTCATCCGCCGGTTCGGCACCGACTTCGAGGGCGAGGTTATAGCCATCTGGAGCGCTCTGAAACGTCTCTTGGGATCGCGCAACGTCACCTTCACGGACCTGGGCGACGCGGTCGAGAAGCTCGCCACCGGCGGTCTTGAGGAAGCGCAGATGAAACGTGTCTACGACGCCGGCTATGCCAAAGGCGTCGAGGACACGGAACGCAAGCACGCGGAGGCCCAGGCCGCCCTCGGCTTTCACGCTGACGGCTCGACGGATTGGGAGGCGATCGCGCTCTATTGCCAACAGCGCAAAGCCCACATCGAGACCAAGCATCATCAGTTCGTCGACGACATGGCCTCGCGCATGAGCTGGGGACGCGGGCCATCCTCGGAGAAGCAGGGCAAATATTTGCTTTCGCTATTTCGCGGCATCGGTGGGAGGGTCAAATGACCGACCTATCGCAGCTCCGCCTCGACAATCTGCCAGACGAGCCGCTGGCCTGGGCACTGGCCTATGCGGGCGTCTTCGAGGTGGTCCCTTTTGGCTTCGACTCGCGAGCCAAGAAGAGAAAGCCCCTGACCGCGCACGGCATCAAGGACGCGACGCGTGATCCGGCGCAGATCCAGCTCTGGTGGGGAAAGAACCCTGGCGCCGATATAGGCGTCATCGTGCCGGCCGATCTCGTGGTCCTCGATCTCGACGCGAAGAAGGGCAAGAACGGCCGGCGCGACTTCAAGAAGGTCACCGGCCTTGCAGTCGACAGCCTCGACACACCGCTCGCGACATCGCCGACAGGCGGCGTGCATGTGTGGTGCCGTGCCAACGGCGTTCGCTACACGGCCGAGGTGGAGATCGATGGCCTCGGCATCGACTTCTGCGCCAACGGCAAAGATGGCCGCTGCGCCATCGCCCCGAGCCCCCATACTGGCCGCGCCTGGGTGAAGCCTCTCACCGGCCCTGTCATGGAGGCGCCACCGTTCTTCGCGAACTGGATGAGGCAGAAAGAGGCGCAGCGGGCGAGCGCCAGGGCGACCGCTGGGGCGCAGCAGCCGTCCCAGCAGGGCCGGACATCGCCACGCGCCGCGAAGGCGCTCCACAGGGCCTGCAAGGCGTTGAGCGAGGCAGGGCCCGGCGAGCGGGACAGCGCCGTCACCAAGCATGTCCTGCGCATCGGATCGTTGGCCGCAGCCGGCGAGATCGACCCGGTGACGGCGCTCGATGCATTGATCACGGCCGCGAACGCCAATCCGGGCGCCGCGCCGGACTACGCCGACAAGGTCAGGCGCGCCTTCGGTGCCGGACAGAAGCAGCCGACCGCACCGCAACCCGATCTCGAACCGCTCGACGACGTGATCGCAGATACTTTCGCAGCGGGGCACGCTCAGGATCTGCGCTACGTCGCTGCGTGGAACAAATGGTTCGAATGGCGCGACGGGTGCTGGCGGGAAGAGAAGACGCTGCGGGTCTTCGACCTGATCCGCAAGACCTGCAAGGCGCACGGAATTGAGCGCGCCGGTATGGCCAGGACGGTCGGCGCCGCCTACACGCTCGCGCGCACCGACCGCCGGATCGCCGCCGCCGCAGGGCAGTGGGACGCTTATCCGATGGCGCTGAATACGCCCGCCGGCATCGTCGACCTCAAGACCGGAGACATCTATCCGCACGACCCGCGCGCCTACTGCACCAAGATCACCGCGGCGGCCCCGAAGGGCGGTTGCCCGCAGTTCAAGGCGTTCCTCGCTGTCATCATGCAAGGCGAGGAGGCGACGATCAGTTACCTCCAGCGCGTGCTCGGCTACTGCCTTACCGGCGATGTCAGCGAGGAGGTGCTGTTCTTCTTCTACGGCCTTGGCGCCAATGGCAAAGGCGTCCTCATGTCGACCGTGGCGGATATTCTCGGCGAGTATCACAAAGCCGCCGCGATCGAGACCTTCACCGAGACCAGAAACGACCGCCACCCGACCGAGCTTGCGCGCCTTGCCGGCGCGCGGCTGGTGAGCGCATCCGAGACCGAGGCCGGCCGCCACTGGGCCGAAAGCCGCCTCAAGATGCTGACCGGCCGCGATACCATCACCGCCCATTTCATGCGGCAGGACGATTTCGAGTACCGCCCGCAATTCAAGCTCATCGTCTCCGGCAACCACAAGCCGAACTTGCGTAATGTCGGCGAAGCCATGCGCCGGCGCCTGCAGCTCCTGCCGTTCGCCGTGACGATCGCCAAGATCGCCCGCGACCGGAAGCTGCGCGACAAGCTGAAGGCCGAATGGCCGGGCATTCTGCAATGGATGATCGAAGGATGCCTCGAGTGGCAGAAACACGGCCTCGATCCGCCTGCGGAGGTCAGACGCGCCACTGACGCCTATTTCGCCACCCAGAACACTTTCAGCACCTGGTTCGAGGAAAAGTGCACGCTGGACCTGGTCGCGTGGACAAAGACGACCGTGCTGTTCGAGTCATGGAAGGAGTGGGCGGAGCGAGCCAACGTCCGCATCGGTAACATCAAGGAGTTCGGAGAACTCATGGAAACTCAACCAGTTATGTGGGAGCACCGGGTGGCCGGCAACGGTTATCGGGGGGTGCGACTATGACGTTCAAATTTTCGGGGCTGAAGGCACTGAAGGGACAGCTGCTTATCGACGATCGCGCGCGCGCACACACATACGCACGCACACGCAGGGCGCCGATATACAGCGCTCCCTTCAGTGCCTTCAGCGTCGGTTGAGCCGAACCGGAGAACAGGACATGCCCGGATCATCCATCTTCCTGAAAACAACCAGCAAAACGTCGAACGAACCCAGCTCGGTCGACAAGTTCCTCGAAAGCGTGACGGGGAGGAGCGGTGGCGGCCGGCTGATCTTCGCGCTCGACGCGACCGCAAGCAGAGGCCCGACCTGGGACATGGCGCGAGGGCTGCAGGGCGACATGATCCGGGAAGCAGCATCGATAGGCCGCCTTGACTTGCAGCTGGTCTATTTCTGTGGCGGCTCGGACGGTCCGAAAGAGTGCTCGGCATCGGACTGGATGTCCGACCCTGCCCGTCTTGCCCGGATAATGTCCAGGGTCGAGTGCCGTGCCGGCTACACGCAAATCTCCAGGGTCCTGGCCCATGCGAGGCGCGAGACGGCGAAGACCAAGGTGGGCGCTCTCGTATTTGTCGGCGATGCCTGTGAGGACGTCGAGGATGATCCCGACCGGCTCGCTGGCGAGGCGGTTCAGCTCGGACAGCTGAAGACGCCCGTCTTCGCCTTTCAGGAAGGCCGCAATCGTACCACCGAGAATGCCTTCCGCAAGATCGCCGATCTTTCCGGCGGCGCCTACGGCCGCTTCGATGCCGGCGGCGTCAAGCAGCTGGGGGATTTGCTGCGTGCGGTCGCCAGCTTCGCGGCGGGCGGCCTGACGGCCCTCGCGGCCCGCAAGGATCAAGCCTCGGTCCTACTGCTCGAACAACTAAAGGAAAAACGCTGATGCGGAAATTCAAGCATCTGGCCGGCCGCCATTACGTGCAAGCAGACGGCAAGCCGTAAAGCTCAATCAAGCACAGAGAAAGGGGAGAGGAAAGCAAATGAGGAACCATAGCGAATTCCATACGGACACGGCCGAACACATTCGTGAATATGGTCGCTCGATCATCTCGGTTTTCGATGGCGAGGGCGACGAAATTCCCTTCGCTTACACCATCGGCAACACCGAGCGGGGCCTGCCCGAGTTGCTAGTGATCGGCACGACGAAGGCTTATTTTCTCAACAATCTCTCACAGCTAATGATCGATCGCGGATCGCCTTTCAAGGACGGCGAATTGGTCGATCTCGGCGGCAAATATCCTGTCAGGATCAGCCTTACCAATGATGGCCGCGCCCAGGACGATTACACGATTCAGGCCGGACAATATTACGGCACCGAGGAGTATCCGGTCTTGCAGGTCTTGCTCTGCGACAAGGAGGGCCGCTTTCCTGGCGAAGCGGAATGCCAGCGCCCCTATTGCGATGTGCCGATTCTGCGCAAACGGTTGCTGTAAATCGCGATGCCGATCCGACCCGATAACCGCGCCCGCTATCCCGCCGACTGGAAGATGATCCGGGCCGCGATCCTCGAGCGCGCCGGCCATTGCTGTGAAGGCTCGCCCGCCTATCCGGACTGCCGCGCCAGGAACCGCGAGCCGCATCCGATCACCGGCTCGATCGTCGTCTTGACCATCGCGCATCTCGATCACCAGCCGGAGAACAACGATCCGGCCAATCTGCGCGCGTGGTGTCAAAGATGTCATCTCACTTATGATGCCGCGCATCATCGCAAGACACGGCTGGCGAGAGGCTCCCCGCCTGGCGCCACCGTGGGCGGCCGCTCGCCGGGCGGCGGGCTGGCAGGCCGGGCCTGACGCGAGCCGGGCCTCAGCGGCCGCCCAGGCCAGCGGCAAAGCTCAATTCGGCGACACAGCAGATAGGTGGTCAACGATCGAGGGGACCGAGGCAATGAGCAGCGACCGCAATGACGACGGAGCCCACGA